CAATTGGATTGCTCCAACTAGCAGTCAACCATGACCGCTAGCCACAGGCTCGGCGTTAGCCGAACCTGACCCATCCTACGACTGGCCTAAAGCGCGTAGGAGCGCTTGCTACCGGAGCTCTACATCCGCCGTCCCTCTCAATAGAAAGGACGGCATTGAGAAGGCGGTTCCAACCGCTACCGAAGGGTTCTAACCCTTCGGACTCAAGACAGATTACCCTGTTGACAAGTTGCTGCGTGTCAGCCTCCCAAAAGGAGGACTGTAACACTTCAACGATGTCTTCAGTGAACTCGATCAAACCACCGTGTTCGGGGTTGTTGGTTTTTGCCAACGCACCGTACTTACGCGAAGTTTTCTTTCGAAGTAATCTATAGCATGTAGAAGCAGCGCTCTCATAACCACCACGGCGTAGTGCCATAGCGATCTGAGAAAGCGCCGCGAGTTCAGGTAGGCTGTTCGGACGTACCACGGTTTTCCAACGAAGAGGCGTCACTACGGTGCCACAATAGGCATCGGTGCCACAGCTCTCGCGAAACCTACCTCGCCAGAAACACTTCGCAGTGTTAACGACGAGCCCGAAGGCATGCAGTGCAGCGATGCACTGGTCAGCCTTACCGGTCGGTACAATGATGTCATCTCCGAACACAAATGCACGATTAGGGTGTTTGTCCCCATCAGCGTGCAATGCAGCAACGCATATTGCCCAGTAAACTAAACTCTGGACAGGAAACGTAGTTGCGTTCCCCATCGGAGCGTAGCTGGTCACGATCTCCAACTTTGGAGTCTGTCGTGTCCCTGTGTTGACATACTGAGCTCGACTACACGCGAACCATGGATAGTACTTGCCGAACAAGTCGGCTACCAGGCGTTCGCTTAACCGGTCTGACGCATCCTTTAAGTCTAACGTGGCATACTTGCCATGTCGGGACGAGGATAGCGCCAACGCGGCATTCACCGTCTGATCGTTAAACTGGATGTGTCCTTTCGGACCATCATCAGTTTGCGAGGACGGCAGGCGACGGGAGATAGCTCCCTCTAACATCCGACGTGCACCCTGCTGGGCCCAAATGGCCTCCGCAGGATGCACACTAATCAGCCTAGGCCCACGAGAGTCCTTAGGGACCGCCGTGAGCTTGCACTGGATCGGATCGTCTGTATATTCCGGCATTTCCGCCATAGCGTCAATATCACCGACGCAGTAGAACGGATAGTACGGGAATACTTGATCTATGGTCCTGTAAGATTTCGACCACTGCCACTTGGGAGTGGTCGACTTTCCAGGGCCATGCGAAGGAGAGAAGTCTCCCATCCGCATACGACCAAGAACCAAACGGACGCGCCTTACGACTTCGGGGTAGAGAACCAACGCCAGACTATCTTGACGATAATCTGCTTGGCCAACTTCACCCAAGAGTCGCGAATATTGTTGTTTGACATACGTAACTGTAGTCGAATCATGCGGGACTAAGGCCTTATAGCAGAACAATAAAAGCTGCCGCATCAACCTCATGTAATGTGCATCCACGAAGGATAGCACCATGAGGCGCTGCAGCTGCTCTGGCACCAAACCTAGCAGATCAGGGGTGGAGTACATTGCTGTACAACCATCCTGAGCGACCAGTCTCAGACTTGCGTCTTGACTGATCGCGGACCACTGCTCAACCGGTATCTCTTTCGGGATACCAGCGAACAGCATTATGGCATGACAGTAAAGACACTCGCCGTAGGCCTTGTCACCCTCACCGTGGAGGTAAGAGAGACAAGAGTCCATAAAGCGAGCCTTTCCATCACGTCGATATGCCCGTATAAGCGATTTAACGCAGAACGGACGGAACTCTTGGTGTTCGAGCATTGCTTTGTCTAGCTTAGGTCCTTTGTTAAGAACCCAATCGTCGCTGACATCGAGCCCTCGTATTTCAGAGAGCCCAGATATAGAAGCAACGTCTGCTAGCAGACTATGGTATGTTTCGATCATATCGGACGCATACATCGGACTGTACTCCTTATAGTTGTTCTGTTTTGAGACTTATGAGTCCCTGACTTTGAATGCTTGGAGGGTAGAATTACTTCTGCCCAGCCAGCACATTCGCCATCAGAGACGCATCGGCAATCGCGGCTTTATGAGTCGCGAGCGCCGTATCCACCTGGGCCTGAGTGGCCGTGGATGGGATTTGCGCAATCGTATAGAACACCGTGTCGATCTTCTGCAGAGAAGCATCGAAATCATGGCGATCCGTACGCAGCAAGAAACGCTGGCCCGGCACTTTCGTAGCCGAGTCGACGTACTCTTGACTCTGGATGGTGAGGATATCGGGGGTGTTAATTCCCCGGGTGATAGATGCCCGCTCGCTCTTCGACTCATTGTCGAAGCGCTTGACGAACACAATCGAGTTCAATGTCAGGTCAGCATTCATAGGAGTATTCCGTTTGAAGCTAGGTTAGGACCTAGCGGCCGGACGCATTTCAGCGTCCCCGTACGGTTCGTCGCCCTGTACCAAAGTACTGGACGATCAGGGCTGCTAGTTCAGCAGCCTGAGTTTTTCCAAACCGCAGCTTAGGTACGACCTTGTGTGTGTCGACCAAAGCCAGACGCCGCTCGTAGTGACTATAGTTACAATGAGCAAGCTCTAGTGGCCCACCTAACAGTGTTTCAGTACAGGGACTGTAATAGCTCCCGTGTACCGCTGTTTGGGTCACATAGCTATACGATCGCGTGAAGCTGACAACCTCATAGGGGGTAACCCCAAGAGCGTCGTCAACAGCACGGAGCAAACCACGCACATCTACGAACCAATCCACAACAAAGCTATAGGGAACAAGTTCCCAAGCTAGTGTGGCGGCAGTAGAGGCGTACCGCTCCAAGACGTAGTCTATCTGGCCCAGTAGGGCCCGACAGACGGTCTCAGTCGGTCTAACACGCAGCACATAACGGATAGTAGGGTGCTTTGCAGCAGTGACCTCATATCGATCACGCCTCAGCGGATAGGTGACTCCTGGTACCGAACCAAGAGACCATTCCTGCTGAGGATCGATGATCATTTTGATCGTTGATGTTGCAGAGTATCTTGCGATACCCTTAGTGCGCCATCTGTCAATGTCCCTGCGAAGAGTTTCGAAACTCTTACCACAGGCCTTGATATCGTTGATGAGCGGCTTAAAGCCGAACATCCACGCAAGGTACATTGACGACATAGCTCCCCCTCCTTTGCGGAGGGCGCTACGCCAACCCTTATGCATAAACCGTTGAGTCATGTGCTTGAAGTCTTTTCCGTCAACGCCGCCCAGTCGGGCGGCGAAGTCGTCAAAGGCCGAAGCAGCAGCTCTAACGTTGCCGAGGGTTTGGGATCCTTCAACTATATTGAGAAGCATGTCAGCCTTTAGCTGTTTTGCCTTCTCATAGCAGTCTTCCATAAGACTGGTTTCGGTTTTATGGGTCCCGATGGTAGTACAACGAGGCGGTAGGTCAGTCATACTGGCCGGATTCAAACTCCAACCATTAATCGTGCCTAACTTAGCCAGACATAGCGCCCACCCATTCTCTGGGTATATTGGCGAATAGTCTGTATAGCCCTTGCCCCCCGACACATCTGTACCTTGCCCCCTGCGCGTCAAGTTAGCACCGGGATGGATTAAAGTCCACCCCAGCTTTCGATGAACGCATGGATGCGAGGCCTTGGGTGTCAGACGATCACACACATCACTCATAACTTCGCTTTCCGCAATGGAAGCGAAGCTACTTTGAGCTGGTTGTGTGAGCGTAGACGTCGAGGAGCCACCACTGCAGTAGTAGTATGAGCAGGTTCGCGCTTTCGCGCTCCAGCCCGGCTCCACCTGTAGTAGCGTTGTTCTAGTTCTGGTTCTCATTGAATTAAG